TACTTGTCGAGCCCCATGTCGAGGATCGATTTTGCGTTGTATTCGGTGCCGGCCCGGGTTGCGCCCATGCTCTGGTCAAGCGCGGCGCCACCGACGTTGGCATTCGAGAACGCCATTGCGCGCTGCTGCGCCTCTATTTCGGCCGGGGTGAACTGCGCCACCCGCTGACCGGTATAGGCCTCATATGGCTTTGAGGCGACCTGCGAGGCCTGCTGCCAAAGCTGCTGCCCGGCCGTGTCCATCCACTCCGGCAACTTGACGGTCGATGTGCTCGTCTGGGGCGAACTCGAACTACCCATTTACAGCTCCTTGGTAAGAGTGACCTGTTCGGCCACATAACCGCGTCGTTTTGTCATCCAACTGCGCTCCCATCCGCGCCGGCATGTAGTAACAATCCGCCGGCACCCATTGCGCCGCGCGTAATCCTCGACATAAGCCTCGATGCGCTCGGCGGCTTCCAATGAGCCCCCCGCCAGCCACCCGTTCAATTCTTTGCAGCGCGGGTGCGCCACAATTTCAGTGACGGCGCATCCCTCGGGGTCCGACCAGAACTGCGCCTGCCCTCGCGCTACTCGGTCGAACACATCGACCACATGGTGCGTGCCGCCGGACCGGGCCAGCGCGGCCTCGATCCAACCGTAGCACCGGGCGAACACCTCGGCCCATTCCGGCAGCTCACCGTCGACCCGGACAGCGTCCAGCGCTAGAGCGAAGTCGCGGTCAACACCCCAGCGTTCGAGACCGTCAGTTTCCATCGCGTACCGTCTGGTGAGGACAAAATCAGTCGCTCGGGCCCGCTCACCTCTAGGTCCTGCCCGCGTTTTCGGTTCATGGTATCGGCCCGCTCGATAATCCCGTTGCGCACGACCTCTCGCTCGGCGCTGTACGCCGAAAGCGGGACGGGCAAACGAAGTGATGCCGGCGCCGGGGAACTCATCGGCCGCCCCCGGTCGTCGCCTCTACGCGCGGCGTGCCGACGCGCCAATCGGCGTCAGCAGCACCAGTCACGCGCACGGCCGCTTGCCGTCCGGTAAAACGCACGTCGGTGTAATCGTCTAACGAATAAGGGCCGAACGTGGACTCAGGCCCGTTGGGCGTGAATCGGGTCTTAAACGACATGGTCACCTGCCCCTGCGTTTTCTCGTCCGGGAGCAGCTTGGTCACCACTGCAACCGCATCCCCGTTGCCGATTTCTATGGCGCCGCTCTCCGCGTAGCGCGCGCCAAGCAGCGGCGAGTTGGCCGCGGTCCAGCCCTGTTCGTGCGAGTAAACGTAACCGTCTGTGCTGGCCGCAAACGGATAGCGAAAAATGCCACCCGCGGTCCACGCGGTGCGCGCCATCTGGCCGATGCTCCAGTGGTTTTCGCGATAATTCCAGAGCACATACCGGTCATTTTCGGTCGAGGATGCGCTAGGGTAGAACCACCATATTTCGGAATGCTGCGGGTTAGCGCCAGCATAAACCTTGCTGATCTGGTTGGTGTTGATGTCGCCGAAAACATAATCGTGAACGTCGCACGGCAAAATCCCAGCAGCGCCGTCATATTTATAGAAGTTGTCAACACCCATCCACACAGCAAACGTGTCGCCGGCCGCGATAGCGTTGGCGCCGACAACGCCGCAAAACGACCCGACCCGCTCAAATCCGTAGATATATGGCAACCCGACATAGGTCATGATGTGCGCATCAACGTCGGTGACAATTAAGGTCTGACCGCGGACGCGGCGCGCGGCCTTAATCGTGCCGCTGGTTTGCAGCTCCTGATCCCCGGCCGTAGTCGTCGCTGTGACCGTCCACTGGTTGCGGTCCTCTTGCGATGACCACTGGACCTTGCGGCCGTTGCCACCTGCCCCAAGCGCGACCAGATGCCGCTCTGGCGTGACGAGCACCCCGAGGTTGGACACAGGCGCGTTTGTGACCGTGGTGGCCACGCTGGCCGTGTTGAGCGTCCACTCGAAGAGGTTGCCGTTGTGGGGCGCCACTGCGACCAGATACTCGCCCCATGTATCAAAGGACCACGTCGCTACATCCAAAATAGCGCCGCCAGATGCGGCCCGGGCGGTGCCGAACGTGCTAGCACCAAAAGGCCCAGTGCCATAGCCAAGACCGTAAACCGCATCGACGCGGCCGGCAGTCAGCCCGGCCGGGGTGATGTCGTACAGCGTCCCGGAGTCGTTCCACGCATACAGTTTGCTGTTGGTCCCGACTGCCAAATAGCGCTGGATGCCCAACGAACGCCACGAAAACAAACCCCGGCAGACACCCGTGAATGTCGTTGCCGTTTGTCTCTGCCACCCGCCAATCGGTAGCAGCATCCCGCTGGACCACCGCACGAGGTTTGCGTCAAACCAACGGCCACCCACAGAATATTGTGTGCCGTTGCGAACGACCCCTGCGGGGAGTTTAAGCGG